CTTTCTATTTTTTAATCGACTCTGACTTCGCGTCCTTGTCGCCCAGCACAGACCCTGCACCCTGCTCTTGCTGACGCTGCTGGGACAAACTGACGCCACCCGCGCCCAGGCTCCCAACCAGCTTTACTCCGAGTCCAACGACGGCCGCCAATGTGGCGGCCCCGGCGGCAAGGTTTAGCGGGAACGGCATCGAGGCGACTGCCTTCACGACGGCGGTAACGCCCCAGGCGCTGGCTTCGGTACCAGCAAGGCCAACCGACGCCGCCGTCGATGCGGCCTCGCCGGCTACTTTGGTAGCGTTCAACGTCGTGTTGGCGACCACTTCCGTTTCCTTGAAGAAGATCTTCTTCGCCATCGATTCGAGGGCCATCGCCATCTCGGCTGCGCGATACGCCTTCTCGACGTCGTTGAGAACCTTGTAGCCGGCCGAGTTCTCGTTAAAAAAGCCCTTGGCCGCGCCGGCCATGTCGCCGTACGACTTGATCTGCGCTTGAGCGGATGCCTCGGCGGCCATCATGTTGGCGCGCTGAATTTTTGTTTGGTCGCCATGGGCATCCTTCGTTGCCGATGCCAGTTGCGCCGCGATGGCGGCTTGCGTGCGCTCGTAACCGCTGAGCGCAGTGGTCATCCCGCCGATGGCCGAGCCAACGCTACCGAACGCGTTTGCCATGCCCTGAGCTGCCGACTGAGCCGCACTGTCCAGTGCCGACATGATGTCGACCATGGCGTTCAAATCCTGGAGATTTTTGTCGTACACCTCCTGCTTGGTCGCGCCGTCAACGACAGCAGTTGCACGTTCACGAATCGCTCGGGCCTCTTCACGGATGCGTTCGGCACGCTCTCCGGTCAGGTCCAGGCCTTCCGCAACGATCGCATCGCCATCTTTGCGCGCGGCCGCTTCCTCCAAGCGCATGGCGGTAAGCGCCGCAATCTGCTTTGTGGTCAGGCCGATCTGGTCGTTCTGGTCGATCTGGGCTTGAGTCTGCTGCTTCAGGCTGACCAGTTCAGCTTGCTCCTTCTCAATCAGATCGGCCGAGTTGTTCACCGCCGTCCTGTAACGCTGCTGCTCGAGCGCGAAGAGGTCTTCTTCGCGTTTGGCCTTCACATTGCCGATTTGGATGCGCAGGTTCGCAACTTTCCCATCGGAATCTGCCTGTTTTTGTGCCAACTGTTCTGCGCTAACTTGGCGTCGGCTCTCGACGGCCATCAGATTTTGCTGACTCGATATTTGATCGTTGAGCCCTTTGATCTGGGCCGCGGCTGCAGCGCGGATCGTTGCCTCATCGTCGGCCTGCCCTGTGCTTTTCAAGAACTGAATATGAGCCTGGTCGCGCTCGTTGCGCAGGCCCTGTGCTTCCGCTACCCGCTGGATGGCTGCGGCCTGCGCATCCAAGCTCTGGGCATACAGCTTGCCCATGGTGGAATTCGCGAATGTTTCTTGCGCCAGCGTCAAAAGGCTGGCGGCATACTCTTTCTGGCTAATCTCACCCTTCTCGCGCGCGACCTGCAGCTTCTCCAAATCGTCCAGATACTGCTGGTTGACGCCGGCCAGTCGCTGACGGAGGGCAATCATCGCTTCCGTGCTTCCTGTCGCAGCTTCTGCCGCGGACTCGTCGGACTTCTTCATCTTCTCGGTCAGAACAACGATGTGATTCAACACCTGGACGCGATCAAGGGTGGCGTCCGCACTGTCCTTGCCTTTGCCTGGCGCGTAATCGCCAGTCTGGTTGTTGATGTCGTTTAGCCGCTTCGATGCAGCCGCCAGTTGGTCGAGCACAGGCTGGTTACGGTCGATCTGCGGTTTCGTCAGCCCGAGGTTTTGCAGCTGGACCAGCTTCTGGTTCTTGGCGATTTGCTCGTCCAGACCTTTGACGATGCGCTTGTGCGCGTCCTCGTACGACTCGGTCGCCTGCTTGCTGCCCTCCTTAGCAGCATTGCCCCATACGCTCCAGGCGGTTGCGGCAAGGCCCAAGACAGTAATGATTGCGCCGAATGGCCCGCCGAGCAGGCCGAGCGCTCGACTCGCCACCCCAGTGGCCAGCGTGCCGGTTGCCGTACTCGTGTTGAGCGCGTCCTGTGCTGCCTTCTCAGCCAGGCGCGCAGCAGTAACCTTGGCCGATACGCTCGCCTGCTGGGTACCCAGTACGGAAAGCTCGGCTAGCGCCGCGGCACGAGCGGTCTCGGCGACCGTCAGCTCGGCGGTAGCCAGACGCAGAGTACGCAGAGCGAAACTCTGCACGCCGGCCGCCTCGGCGGCAGCAATGGCTGTTTCGGCAGCGGCGATACTTGCGTTAGAGGACGCCAATTTGGCCATGGCTTCCTCGCGCGAGACGACGATCATGGCTTGGGTCGCCTGGAGTTGCGCGACCTTTGCGGCACTACCCGCTACCGCAGCCTCCATTTCCGCGACGGTGGCGGCTCGAAGAGCCACACTAGCCGCGACCTGCTTATATGTATCCGTTGCCCAGGCTGCAAAGGTCGAGCCGAGCTTGGCAGCGGCAACGGTGCCTATTACGCCGGCCAGCAACTGCAGATTGTCGGCAAGCATAACAACACCATTTTTGGCGACATCGCCAACGCCCGACTGCGACAACTTGAGCATAAATGCATCCCAGGCGTCACCGAGGTTGCTGATCGCGCCGTCCAGCGTATCCGCGCGCAAGGCCATCGCGCCGGCGAAGTCAGTGTCGCCGAGCTTCTTGAGATAAGCCTGAATCTCGTCGGCATTTTTGCCGATGGTCGTAGTGATGCCCTTGAAGGTCAGCGCAACCTTGTCGCCGCTCTGTTTTGACGTGATACCAAATTCTTTCAGGCGCTCGAACTCCCCGGTCGCAGCATCGGCAACAGCTTCGATCATTTGATCGAGTCCCTTACCCATCGCCGCGGCCGTGTTGCCGTAGGAGCGCAGCGCCTTTTCCGACGGATCGAGGCCAAGATTCTTCATCTTGATGAAGGCTTCGGTGGCATCCGCCACACTGTACGGCGTGCTGGCCGCAAACGCCTGGAGCGACTTGAATGCCGCTGCCGCATCTGCGGTAGAGCCGGTAGCGGTCACGAGGGCAGCATTCAGCTTGTCGAATTCCCGCTGCGCGCTAAGCACCTGCTCTGCAACGGCACCCAGGCTGAGGCCAAAGCCTGCAAACGCGGCCAGCTCCTTGAGGGAAGCTTTCGCGTTCGTCGCCAGACTCTGCATCGTGTCGCCGATCGATTCGATCCGGCGTTGCGCGGACTGCGCGCCCTCGACGCTGACGCTGATGACCGCGCCCGTACCTGGAGTAAATGCCATTTTTTGCCTATCGTTTTGACGCCCACTCTTCCAGGGCCGACTGTTCCATCACCTGAATCATTGCGAACAACTCGCGCCTTCGGCCCTTGCCAATGCCGCGCATCCGAAAGCACGATTCGACGCCGGCATAATTGAGACCAACCGCTCCGGCCATGCCTGTGACCCATTGCGTCTGGACCGCGCACCATGTCCAGAAAGCCTCTTCGTTTTCCGGCCAGAGCCAGAACTCGTCCTCATCAATGACGAGATCTTCTTCGCAGTAAAGACCGAGCGCCGCCATCGCCTCGGCAATCTCGCTGCTGGCCCCGGATTCGTCTTGTGCTCGGAGCCGAAGTTGGCCGCGCGCCATAAGGCGCGCAGCCTCTTTCAGTTTTTTACGGTTGCGCCAACTTCCTTGAGGTACGACTGGTAGCAGACCATCGGCATGCCGGCTTGGTCGAGCACCGCCGTCAGGCTGTCTGCGTCGAACGGGATCGAATTGCCACCCTCGTCGAGCACGTCTTCCCACCCGGTCGTAACGCGATGGACAAAGTCCTTCACGGATTCGTCCTTGTTTTTGATCGCTTCATCGATCTCGGTCTGGGTCAGCCGATCGCACAGAAGCACGAAGCTGAAGCTGACGGGCTTGCCGTCTTCACCATTGAGAGTGCCCTTGACCGGGACGCGCAGCTTCTTGCGGATGACGAGTTTGAATGCCATTGCTGAAATCGCTTTCTATGTAAGGGGTTTTGGTTATTGGGTAACGATGCGCCATTCGTCGTTGCCGTTGACAGGCATGAAGCGCAGGTCATAGCCGATCAGGCGGCGGCCGTTCTTGTCGACCTTCTTCGGCGCCAGAAGCTGGACCGCCGGCGCGAACAGGATGATCTTGTTACCGGCCGAGGTGCCAATCGTCATGCCCAAGCCTTGGGTCGTATTCGCCTTGACCGTAGCGGTCATTGCGACTTCCTGAGCGGCGGTCAAGTCGAGCTCCGTGGAGCCGGTGGATTCGCGGTCCGTGATATCGACGGTCTCGGAGCTCAGCATCGGCGTGAAGCTGACGGAGTTTCCGAAATCGATATCGATACCGGTGCTCGAATATGAGGTGCCACCGGTGAGCGCGCCCGTGGCGTAGGATGCCCCGAGCGTGATATCAACCACGTTAGCCTTGGTCATCGCCACAGGCTTCTTCCACGCAGTGAACGTCCCGGTATCGCTGGCTGCGCTGACGCCGGCATCCAAGCCGGTAAAGTCGAACTGCAGGGTCGGGCGATCGCCCACCCTTGCGGACAGCTTGCAGCTGCCCATCGTGCCGACCAGTTTGTGCAGGATGCCGTCGTCGTAGTAGTACATGGTCAGCGTCTTGAGATTCGTGGATGCTGGCGTGTACTCGACCCGGGCCGGGGTGGTCAGGAGACCTTCGGCTGCTGCGCATGCCTGCAATAGCACGCCCCACGCCGGCGCAGTGGCTGCGGTCCCCGAGCCGGCCAGCTCGGTGGTGAAGCTGACCTTGACGCTGGCCGGGCCGACCAGCTGTTCGCTGGCACCGAAGTAGCCGCGGACGACATTCCGATCGATGTTCTGTGCGTCGAGCGGTGTGATGCTCATGTCGGAGACCAGGATCGCGTTTGCCGCTCCAGTCGGGGCAGCGTCGGTACCAGCCGTGGTTTCGAGCTTAGCGACGATCAGCGTGTTCTTGATATAACGTGGCATGCTTGTTACTCCTGTTCGATGTTCTTGTTCACGACGTCATCACCAGCATCTGCCGGCTGCTCTGGGGCTGGATCGTTCGAGATCCACTTCCACGACTCTTCGTCGAAGATCCACGAACCGCCGCCAGGCGGCGTCGGGATTACGCGCGCGGACGTGCCGGCGGTCAGATGGTTGGCTTGCTGGGTCGTTTCCATTTCAGTTCAAGGTTCCGTTGTCGGTTCGATGTTGGGCGATGTACGTGAGACGGACCCACCCGGTTTTCTTCGCGTCGGTCGAGTTCTCGGCTTCGATGCCCGCGACGTTCAGATCTGCGATGAGACCGCCCAAGGTCGTGTCCTCGGAGAGACGCTCGAATACGGCAGCCAGGAGCGGATCCACAGCGACATCGCCTGTATCGGTCCGGCTGCGCGCGTAACAGTCGACGGAGATCTTCGTGGTCCAGTCAATCGGAGCGCCGCGGATCGCGCCGAAACCGGCAAGGCCCTGCTCCCACTGGACATTGACAGCCTGGTCGAGGTCTTCGGGAACACTGTCCGGCCGTGCGCGGTACACCTTCTGGCAAACCGCCGGGCTGGACTGCAGAGCCGCAACAATGGCGCCAACAATCTGGGAAAACTGCGTGCTCATGCGAGTTCCAACGCAATGGTCGTCAGGCCGGTACCGTCCGGGCGGGCACAGTGGATTCGATACGCAACGCCATCGACCTGGACCGGCTGATCCTCAGGATCTGCCGGCACTGCATTGGTTGCCACCGTGACGGTCGGGCTCGTATCATCGGCACCAGCACCAAGACTTGCGACGGTGGACGGATCGTTGAACAGGCCAGGCACGTCGACATCGCTGCCGGCGAACCGCACCTGTGCATCGGCCAACGTGTTGAGCACGCTGGCGTTCGTCATGGCCTTGAGGAGCGCAAACGTCATGGCGGAGATCAGCGGATGCAGCCGTCGAGGTACACCCGGGCGGTGGTATCGCTGCCGCCTTTGGCTTGGGTGAGCACGCCGACGAGAGTGTTGCTCGTCGTCGTCGTGGTCAGGCGCTTGTTGGTATTGTCCCAGTACATCTTGGCGCCGGCCGTGCCCGTATCGGACGTCAGCGCCGTGATGTCGAAGACGCCTTCCGTCATGATGTCGACGTTGGCACCGTTGGCGGCATCGCAGGTAGCCACGCCGAACAGCGAGCCGACCAGGACGCCTTGGCCGCTGGAGACAGCATACGGAGCGACAACGGTGATCAAGTCACCGGACTGCACATAGTTCTTCATCAATATTCCTTGGTGGAGGGTTTGTCGATCAGCCGAGGCGATTACGCGCCAGCTGCCTTGTACAGACCGCGATAGTCGATTGCCTTGGTGGCGAAATCGAGGCGGCACTTGTACGACAGCCCGTCGACTTCGAAGCCGACGTCGGTTTCGATGACCGGACCCTCTGCGCCGTCCAGGAAGCAGTACTCGACGGTGTCGACCTGGCCGTTGTTGCTGGCGAGGTACCAGGCGGTTGCGCTATTGGCGTCGAGGACCGGTTCGACGATCGGCTCCAGCGACGTGCGGCCGCCGGTGCGGAATTCGTTCACGTCGGCCTGCTTTGCCGGCACATAGTTCGAACTGGTCAGCTGGTACGCGGTCTGCTCCAGCGAGGCCGGCACGATCAGGTACGACGGCGCCAGATTCAGTTCTTCGCCCTGCATGCCCTTCTGGACGCGCATCGCTGCGCGTGCGGTGGTCAGTGCCGAGAACTGCAGCGCCGAGCCCGCGCCCGAGCCCAGGTTCTTGTGCGTGTTCGCTTCGAACAGTGCGACGCCATCTGCGAGAGCCGCGTTGGCGGTCAGCTGGCTGTACACCATGCGGTTTTCGAGGCGGGCTGCGCTGCCGCCGAAAGCACCGACGAGGCGATCGAAGCCGCGCAGGTCGTCGTTGATGATGGACTGGCGCGACAGCGAGACGATGCGGCCGAACGTCAGAACCTTGTAGTTTTCGGCACCATCGGACATGGAGCCATATTTGAACTCGCCGTGCTCGTTGGTCTGCAGCAGATCCGGTGCGCCTGACAGCTGCACGACGTTGATGCTCTTGAAGTCCGGCGCGTTCGGAGCGCGGCGGGCCCACATCTGGTACGTGCCCGGGTTTTCTTCGTACGCATTGCGCAGACGCTTGTTCGCGACGTTGGCGAACAGGCTGGCGAAGTCGCTGGTCGTCATCATGCCACCCGAACGGAACGTCAGCATGCGGGTTGCCAGCGTCATACGATCCATGCCACGCGTGCTGACGCCGCACGATTCCAGCAGATCGCGGCCGACTTCGATCAGCGACATGCCACGGTACTGGCGACCGTTGTCGGTCAGTTCCGAACGCGAGTTCACGCGGTGCATGATCGCTTCGGCGATGCCGTTCAGGCGGGTCTGGTGTTCGTCGGTGATGGTCTCGATGCGCACGTTGCGATTGCCGCCGCTGTTGGCATCCAGGCGCGCACGCTCTTCGAGGATTGCCGCACGCGCCTGGTCCATCGTGCTGTTGGCGCGGATCAGGTTGGCGGCCAGGTTGCTGACGTTGTGACGCGCGCACAGCTCGGTGATATCGGCTGCGCGCGTGGCCGCTTCCTGGGCAGCTTGCGCAGCTGCGTCGTTCGCCGACGGGGCCGGCGCTACCGGGGCCGGATTGGTACGGGTAGCGTCATTGGGCGCGGCGTTCGTTGCGCCCGTCGTGGTTGCAGTGGTCATAGGTTCTTCCGATGATGGTTGAGACGATTGGGCGGGCGCCCGGGTGATGAATTCGCATGCGTTGCCACTTTGCGGCCGTTCGCGAGTACTGGCGTTGGCGTCTGCCGGGATCGTGACGAAGCTGATCTCGTAGGGCTCCCACCGGATTGCGCGGTACAGCGGGACATCGTTGACGCCGTCGGTGCGATCAGCGGCGCGGACGATTTCGATCCGAGTAATGTTGTAACCGAAGCTGATAGAACGGATTATTCCTGCGCGGACGTCGGCAACGATGCCGGCCATCTCAGGCCGTGTCGCGAGTCTAATCGTCGCCCGCCCCTCACCATCAACGATGCTGCCGCGGGTGGCGATACCGATGATGGAGGCAACCCCGTTCGACCCGTAGCGTGCTTGTGGGTGGTTGTCCAGGACCTGAACCACGCCGGCCTCGAAACGAGCCATATCGACTGCGTCTGCCGTCACCACCAACTCTTCGTCGTAGTAGGTGTCTCGGTACCAGTCGTAACGACGCACCAGCGCGCCGGCATTGGTCCATACCAAATCGACCGAGTTACTCGCTTCGTCAAAGGTAGACGGTTGCAGAACAGCAGCCCGGTTCATCACCGGCATGCTCGGGGTACCGCGATTCACGTTGGGCGCGCTCGGCGCAGAAGATGGCGTTGTCATGCTCATCATTCTGCTGATTGCTTTGTCTCAATTCTCGGAAAACTGAGACAATTTTCGATGCAGCTATTTTTTGTGATCGACGACGTAGTAGCGGCCCTTATCGAATGCCAGCGTCGGCTTCGAACTGACCGTTGACTGCGTGTTTTGCGATGGTGATTGCGTTGGTTCGGCAGCCAAGGACGGAGATGCCTCTTCGGCCTTGGCTCTGGCCGCTTGCGCATGCACGGCAGGAAGATCTGCGACATTGATCATCAGGGGTCCACCTTGTTGAACCAGGTCGTTTTATCGAATCGTTCGCCGTTGTCGCAGGTGACACGGGCGACCCATTTCCAACCTTCAGGCGGGTCTGAGTCGGTACCGCCAAGGAACGCGACCACATACGTACGCTGAACGCTGTCGACCGTCACTAACTGGATTTGCGGCAGCTCCAGCTGAACAACGCCCACCAGCACCAACTCGACCGAGGTCGCCGTAGTCGCCCGATCGGCGAGCTCTTGGGTGACGTCAGCGACGTAATGGCTTTTTTCGTCAGGGTCCCGGTCAACGGTCCACTTATCGCCGATCTTGATCGGCACTTTTGTGCTCATTCGAACCTCACTGTTTTGCTTCCACTACTCTCGAAAACGACAACTCG